GGGTCTCATGCTGTAATTCAGAACATAGGCTGTTTTATCCATCCTCTGTTGTGTATTAGATACATAGACGCCCATCGCTTGTTTGCCCATCGCAGATTGGTAGGTATTTCTAGGGGATTGATTGTGTTCAGGGAAAGGAATACACGAGGCAATGACACCGAAAATTGTGCTTGGATGTATTTCACAATGGGTATAGTGATATTCCGGATGAATTTTATGGGGTTTTGTCGCAATCATACTCATGGATTGTTCATAGGGGTCTATGTACTCAATGACCGATTCATCAATCTTCACGGAAATCAGCAAATCGTCCCAGGTAAGCTCTCCTTTTTCAATATCCTGAATCATTTTTTTGGTAATCATCAGTGCATTGTCCTTCACCTTGAACAATGGACGAAGTAGACGTCCATACTCATTGGAAATGAAGATTTCTTTGGTTGCATAATTAAATACGATGGAAGTGTAGATGTTAATAATGCCCTTAGACTTTTTGTCTTTGAGCTCTTTATACAGCTCAATCGGAGATTCAGTAATGCCTACCCAGCGTCCATTCACAAACACCTTGACCTTGTTGTAATACTTTCGCGGAGGATGACTTTCATCTAGATGGATAATTTTATGTTTCAAATATTCATAAATGGGAGCACTGTCCGAGTATCCTGAGATAGTCGTCATGTAACTCAGGTTCTTCACGACACCGATAGATTGACCTTCGGGCGTCTCTGCTGGACAAAGAAATCCCCATGAAGAACCATGTAACTTTCGCGGTTCAATGAGTTTGCCGCTTTTGTCAATCGGCATGTTGATTCTTCGCAAGTGGCTCAGCGTAGAAGCATACGTCAACCGATTCAATACTTGAGCTACACCCACCTTGTTAGAGTTCAAATGTTTAATCCCAAAGTCACCCGTTGAAAGGGCTCGTTTCAGACCGTTTTCAATGGTAGAAGACTTTACAATCTTATAAATGTTGGTCAGTGTAATAATACTACTGTAATCCTCTGTAGATTTCCAGGAGCCATTGTTTATTTCGCGAATTACTCTTTTTTGAATGTCTTTCACCACTTTGTTGAAATAATTGCGAAATAGATTGTTCAGAAGGGTTCCTGTAAGCTCAATGCGTTTGTTATTGTAAGAATCACGTTCGTCGCATGGGATGAAACCCAATGCACTTCGTACAATACGATTCACCATATAGCCCAGCAAATAAATCTTTTCTGTGGTAGTCACACAGTTCGGAAACAAATCATTGGCCAAGACGTCTATCGCAAATTCTTGTTTCTTTTTTTGACCCTCGTCCTTGTCCATGTTCAGAGGTGTGTAAATGACCGAGTTGACAATGTACTTCAAACAATCATCATAAGTCAAATACTCTACGGACTGCATGATAGATGCCTTGAGATATTGAAGAATCTCATAATTCTCTTGTATGTCTACATCTAGACAAATCATTTGACAAATGTCTTTGTCGCTTTTGACACCCAATGCACGAAACAAGATAAACAAGGGTATCGGTCGTTTGAGTCGCGGGATTTGAACAAGAATCTCATTTCCACATGATGTAAGACGTGAAGAAATCATCATGTAAATCTGTTTTGGGGAGATGCACTTCCAATCAGGCACGGAACGAATCTCCGAGGTATACAACCATTTGTGTCCTGGTTTTTGTTTGTAACAGAAGATAGAATTGTCCGCGGGTTTTTCTTGACCAATGCATGTTTTTTCAGAACCATTGATAATAAAGTATCCACCCGGGTCCATATTACATTCTTCTGTAACATGCGGGTCAATATAACTATACTGGTTCAGAATACAGATACAAGACTTCAACATGATAGGTATTTTACCAAATTGGATTTTAGATAATTTGATGGTTTTGGTCTCTTCATGTTCCAATTTTTCTCCGGTACGAATAAGATATTTAATATTCAAATCAATGGTAAAGTTAGAGGTATAGGTGAAATTGCGTAATCGTGCATTGTTTGGAAACATCAACTTGGTAGCTCCGTTGTTTTCGTGAATTTCAGGACGATAAATACACAAATTTTCAAATTCAATGAACACTTCCAACCTGTAATTTTTGCATTCCTTAATATAATCGTGTGGAGATTTGATATGTAATGGATTGAACATTTGTATCGTTCGTTTCATTTGATTCTGAATGAAATCATTATACGACTCAACCTGATGTTTGACTAACTGAAGTAAATGCTGGTTTGCGAAATAGGCCTCGATGACTTTCCAGCAATCTTTTTCTTCGTAGGTCTCATCACGTCTGGAGTCCATTTTTACCTACTGTATTTCTAATATATCTTTAATCAATTTTTTTATATGTTTAGAATAACATTTTATTTTGTTTCAAACAATATATGAGTTTAAAAACAATTACAATGGACCCAGGTCATCTGAAAATAACAAAGACAAAAAAAACAAAAAAAGTGTTGATGCCTCCTTCCGTCATGATAAACCAACCGAATCTTCGTCAAATATTATTGGATAAATTGATGAAACATCGTAAAACACAGAAAAAAACCACTCCGTCTATTATGAATAATAATTTTGATGACCAGTGTTCCGCTACGTCTCCTGCGATTCCAGAGATTCATGTAATAGAGCCCATGGAACCCACGGTTTCTTCTATTTTACACGATAAACCCTATGGTATATTAAAAAATGGTACAAAACCAACGTTTAAAACATGGAACAAATCACAAAAGAATTTACGAGAAATGATAGACACACCTGAACCTAGTCCCTCTGATTATTTCAAGATTGAACCTGTACAGATAGTTCCTGTCACGATGGAACCGGTGATGGAACCGGCAAAAGTGGAGCCGGCAAAAGTTCAACTGGTGATGCCGCAAGAACTGATACCAGACGTTCCTGTAGAACCGTGTGTTGAAAAACGTCCAATTAAGATAGGTAAAAGTAAAAAAAATAAGACCGTTCAAATCTTAATTGCATGTAATAAGACACGTAAACAAAAAGCAGAACACCATGATAGCATTCGTAAAACAAACTTGTCCACTGTAAAAAATTACTTAAAAAACAACAGACTTATCAAGGTTGGGAGTACGGCACCTACTAATTTGATACGTCAAATTTATGAAAATGCAAAATCATACGGCGATGTAGTCAATGAAAACAAACAGAATCTCTTGTACAATTTTGAAAAAGATACGAAAGAAACCTTCTAGACGATTCTTGCCGTACATCGTGGACACGTTGAATGAGTCGCCGCCCATTCTAAAAAGGTTGACTTTTTAAATAAATGACCACATTCTCTTACTAAAATCACAATATCTTTGGGTGTAAAAAGAGTGCGAGACATGAGACACATCTTTGTAGTGGTGTATAAACTAGAGTATTCGCATTCAACATACAAGTTTGGTTTCATCAAAATGTCCTTGTCCTGGTCTTCCATGTTTTCCTTATATCGTTTGATATTCTCTTCGTGAACTTTCATCAAATGTATAAGAGCCGTGATATTTTTACTGTTTTGTAACAGTATCTCCTCCATAAATCTAACTTTATGAAAAGTTTAAATAGTTATAGAGATAAACTATTTAATTATAAAAAGAGTTGTATAGAAATGAAAGGTATATGTGGACTAGGTAACCTAGGAAATTCTTGTTACATTAATGCAACCTTACAAATTCTTTCACAAATAGATGAATTGAATGATTACTTGTTAGAAATAGACCAATCCATGCATAATATACCGGATACGGTAGTTGTCCTGGAATGGACTGGGTTGGTCAAAATGATTCAAGAAAACCATTGTTCTATTTTACCCCACCGATTTATAGAAAATATAAGAATGATTTCTTCCAAAAAAAATAGACCCGAATTTTCTAGCAACGAACAAAACGACTCTGTTGAATTTTTTGAATATATGATGGAATGTATACATAACTCATTAAACCTTCTAGACCATTCGGTTACCCTGCAACAATCCGGTTGTCTACAAGTAGATAATTATTTTAAAAAAATGATGGAAACTGACTGTTCTATTGTCTCTACTCTATTTGTAGGTTGTATGTTGAATCAATATATCAATCCAATCACGAAGAAGGTTGAATTTTATAAATTAGAACACAATCATAAAATAGAGCTGTCTATTCCTGAAAAAAAGGACAGGGAAAGGGACAAAGAAAAATGTCTTACCTTATACGACTGTTTTATAGAAACCTTCAAAGAGGATTCTTTACATGGCGAAAATGCGTGGTATGACGAAACCGCAAAACAAAAAAAAAATGTCTTAAAAAGATGTGCGTTGGCTTACACCCCCTCAATTCTTTGTCTTCACTTAAAAAGATGGAGACACAATTTATCTAAACATAGGATTAAAATTGTGTCACCTTTTTTATTAGACTTAACCCCATTTACGATTTATAAAGAGAAACAATCCTATGAATTGTTTGGTATTATAAACCATGAAGGAGGAATCAAAGGAGGGCATTATTATTCGTACATTTTACGAGAAAAACAATGGTTTTCTATGAACGACCAAATTGTTCGTCCGATTTCTTCCGATGAAGTTATACACGAAAGTAATTATTGTCTATTTTATAGAAAAATAAAATAATGATTCATTATAAATATGGATAATTCCTTAGAAGAATTCTATAAACACTATCATGTGAATCTAATCATACTGTTTGGTGTTATCGTAATCATTTATATCGGAGTTTTCAGCCTATTTAATAGTGTTTCGTTTAATACACCGCAAGCAAGGCCTTGGATTATCCTCGTAGAACTCATCATGTGGGGATTGTTCATTCTAATCCTTTACATGAATTTAAAACATTTTAGTGAGATTGATGTCAAGTTCAAAGACATTCTATACAATTTATTCGGAACAAAACGAGCTGAAATGGAAATACATGTGCATAAAAACAACAGCACTGTCAATAAAAAAACGGATATTTCAGGAAATACCCAACCCCCAAATGCAAACACAGAGAATTCAAATGTAAAATGTGAAAACAAAGAGCAAGGTGAAGTCTTTCACATTCCAGCCAATAAATACGGTTACGATGAAGCGACGGAGGTGTGTAAGTTATTTGATTCACGCTTGGCGACCTATGATGAAATTGAAGATGCGTATAAAAAAGGGGCGAATTGGTGCAGTTATGGATGGTCTAGCGACCAATTGGCGTTATTTCCAATTCAAAAAACCATGTATAACGAGTTAAAGAAAATACCTGGTCACGAACGTGACTGCGGACGTACCGGCATCAACGGTGGATACATGGAGGATAAAAAATTGAAATTTGGTGTAAATTGTTACGGGAAGAAGCCTTTTGCTGGAGAGGATGACCTTGAATATATGAAACGATTTAGTTTTTCTAATGCTTATCCGGACGAAGAACTAAAAGCGGCTGAAAAGAGGAGGGTCAAAAAACTATTGGTGGCTCCATTTAACAAAGATAAATGGAATGAGAAATAAGGATGTTCGTACAATCTCTATAACTTCTTTGTCTTGTTTTTCTTGGTTTTCCGTTTTCGGGTATGTACCTCTTTCTGTTCTATGCTTAACATTTTATAAAAATGTTTCATTTTCTCTTCTAAAGATTGAACGGCTAATCGCATAGGTATTTTTTTGATAGGGTTATGGACCTTTACTTCTAATCCGAAAGGCAACATTATACTTTATATAGATTTAGATTAATGTTTGCGTCATTTTATCATAATTATAGTCCTTGTTTATAATAAAATGAATGTATTGGATTTTTATCAGAGTGAACATATAGAAATTGGTGAACCGATTGAATTAGACAACGATACCTATTTTTGCAAATTATCGTACAGGAAATCACCCTTGATGGTTAAAACAAACAAGGTTTGTTATTACAAGCCAAGGAATACACCTGATTTTTTGTATATCTCACTGACAAGCAAAGAATATTTAGAATGGTTTGAAACATTTTATCACGACTGCATTAAAAAATTTCATGACATTTCAATAGACTGGTTTGAAGAAGAAATGTTGTTGTCTGATATAGAATGTTCTTTTATCAATCCTTTGAAATCTAACATTAAAGATAATTGTTTTGATGTCATGTGCGGTATTGATGAAAACCGAATCATGGTGACCGATACCAACGACAACGTGCATAGTTTATCTGCATTAAAAGAACATGATGTTATACCCACCTTTCATATCAAAGGTATCAAATTCAATAGTAAACATTTTTCCTTGGAGATAGAGATTAACCATCTTTGCGTTATCCTGAGTCCGGAAGAACCTAAGGAAGAAATCGTAGAATTGTCCAAAGAACAAACTGAACCCAACGAGGAACCCAAGGAAAGACCCAAAGAGGATGTGGAAGAATTGAGTGAATTTGTCATGAAAACGGATGATTTAGTAGAGGCAGATGTTCATTTAGATAATTTAAATATATACAAAGTTTATGAATTTTTGAATACAAAGATAAAGGAAACGCTTATAGAAGAGATTAGGACAATATTTACTTCTAGAAAAATTAAAACAAAGTTAGATTTTTCTGAGGTCGTTGACGATGAAGAACCCGATGAATAATTATTTAGAATAAAAAAATATTTTATATTCTACTCTATATAATGAATCTCAATAAAATGATGAAAGCACCCTCCAATAGAGTTTTTGGAATGATACTTTTGTTTGGGCTTGTCGTTCTTGCGGTTATCCTAATGAAATACAATCAAAGTAAATCTTCTTCCAAAGAGAAGATGACCACACATTATAGTCCAGCGTTATATGATATGTCATCTAATGTTCCTGACATGGGTCCTCAGATTCCTATGGATACGATACGTAGTCAACCCCCTTCTAACTGCAATACTCAAGCCAATTTGAACCCATCTGATTTGTTACCCAAAGATATACACAGTGAGTGGTCCGATGTAAACCCGGCTTCTAACGATTTAAAGAATGTGAATTTATTGACAGCCAATCAGATGATAGGTATCAATACGGTAAGCAGTAGCTTAAGAAATGCAAATTATCAGGAACGTTCCGAACCCATTATTCCAAAAACAAATGTCGGACCTTGGTATCATAGCACGATAGAACCTGATTTATACAGAAGACCTTTAGAAATTGGAGGAAAAGAATAAAAAATAGAAAAATAGAACGTTATAATAAGGATGAAAGATACAATATTTATCGCGATGATGGTTGGATTTGTACTGTTTATTTGTTACAAATTGTATTATGAATCAGATATGTTTCAACTGAAATGTATCGTTTCCACCGTAGATGGAGATAAATATTGTGTAAGAGAAAGAGACAACTTACAATCGGCGGTGGACCTTTTAGCAAATACTACAAAAAAAATGGTAGACCTTGTAGAGTTTCTTAAAATAGACGACCCGGAAGATAAAAGAGTCAAACGACTCGTGAAAAATTTTAATTCCTCTAAAATCGTTGAAACATTGCCTACCAGCGAATATACTGCGTATAGTGAAAATAAAGGAAGAAAAATTGCGTTTTGTTTAAATGAGAAGAAAGAAAACAACAATCACTTGATTGACGAACATACCCTCATGTTTGTAGCCATTCACGAAATGGCTCACGTAGCAAGTAAGTCTATTGGACACGACAAGGAATTCTGGGATAATTTTAAATACTTATTAGAGAAAGCAGACAAAGGAAATATTCATAAACCGGTCAATTATCGTAATGAAAACAAGGAATATTGTGGAATGACGATTTCAGACAACCCATATTTTTCATAGACATAGTATATAGATGGGTATATGGATTGCAATGATTCTACTCTTACTGACCTTTGTCCGTGAAATAGAAGGATTTGACCCATTTTTACCAGACACTCGTCCTGTGGACTATCCCAATCAATCGTTTAGTGCAGAGTTAATCTTAGCAGAAAAGTATACACAAATCTTAATCAATAAAACAAAGGAAGAAGAGATGAAAAAATATTTGATTGACTTTTTAAATCTACTGCAATTTATATGATTCAGATTTGGGTCGCCTTGATAATAGTGATTCTTTCTTTCGTTGTAAGAGTCTCTAAAAAAGAGGGATTTGAAGTGGAGGGTTTCGAACTGGATGACATGGATAGTATTATCCTCACACTTATCGCTGCTAGAAAAGATTCTCGTATGAGACCAGACCAAAAGTTCGCCATAGAAAATGCATTGAGATATGCTCAATATATAAAAACTGGATTTATGAAGTTTCAAGGTTGCAGAGAAGAAGCCACTATTTTCGGAAAAGGTCATCAATGTACGCATGTTTTTCCATAGGAATCTTTGTTTCATTCCTTTGTGAGAACTAGAGTGAGAACTAGCAAAAGCAAAGATAAAAACTCTATACTTTATATATGCTTGTTTTACTGTTTTTAGGTATACTCATTCTTTTTCTTTGTTTTCTTCCGAAACATATAGAGGGTTATTACAGTGATGTGAATACATCTACTGCAAATGAATCCCTTAAAAAATTAATTGTGGCGATTAACGAAACAAAAGAGAGCTTCAATAAGATTAAGGAAAACCGAGAAAAGCTTACATGTTCTGAAGTAATTGCAAAGTTACAACCAATTTTGAAAAAAAATAA